GCATTGCACAATACCAAAGGGATTTTCTGTGCAAAGCAAAATGGCGGGAAGACCACCGCGAGGAAACCCGTCAGGCTTACGCCGATAAGGTGATGGAAGAAAAGGGGCGCATCGTTGTTCCCACTCTCAAACGCATCAACTGTTGGTATATGAACAAACCCGACGGTATGACCGAGACCGAATACCGCCGAGCCAAGATTGCACGCCGTCTGGAAATCAACGAACAAAGGGTTCAGGCATTTCGCGAAGCTTTATCTTCTTCACAGAATCTATAATGTCGTATGAGAAGTATGTAGGCAAAGGGCGGGATAATGGAACCGTTGTTTTAAGGAACCGCCGCTTTGCTTACGGGTTCTGGACCTATTGGAAATTGTTTAGGCGATTTTTTACTTAAAATCTTTTGTTTTGGTTATATATAGAAATCATGTCCGGACTTTGGCAATGCAGATATACTACTGATGATTTTGTTTTGGAGATGGCTCGAGAGATGTATTTGCGAGATTGGAAACGGGGTATGAGGAACGCCCATTGGATAATCCAAGCTTTCCATAGAAAAGAATATTTAGAGAATATATAGGCCCATAGGCGAATAATTCCATAAGTGCTTCTTCCATTTTTTACCAATTGCGAAATTGGTATAAAATTGAAAACTATTTAGGCATTTCTTTTTAATCAATATAATATATTAAAATGGAAGAAAAAAGAAATAATCCTAATTATGTGCAGTTGATGAAAACTGTTGTTGAACACAGTGAAAGTCCCTTAATGGAAGTCGCAAAGGCAGAGTGGTTTATTACTGGTCATTATAAAGAAGAAGATGGTGTCACTTGTTTATGTGGTCATCCAGAATGCAAATATGTCTATATTATTGCAAATTTTAATAATAACAATTTATTAGCTCCAATTGGAAGTGAATGTATGAAACATTTTGAATGGGACGACCAAGAAAAAACAATATTAGGTGCATACGAAAAATGGCACTTTAAAAAATACCGCAATCCTGGACTTAAGCATGACCAAAAAGAATTCAATGAAGTTATAAAAGATGTTGAATATATTCGTAATATGCAAAAATATCCATCCTTATTTCATTCTGCAGAACAAAGAAAACTTGTATGTTATGCAACTGCTGTGTGGGTGCATAACCCTCCTCCGCCTCCACCACCGCCTCCTCCTCGGCCGCCTCCACCACCGCCAACACCAATACTAACATCACCGCCACCACCGCCAACACCAATACTAACATCACCGCCACCAATGTCTGTCTGGCCATTGCCACCGTGTCAGAAATGTGTGGAACAACAAAAAAAAGGTTATAAAAAATGCTATGAGTGTTTTACCAAAAAATCTTCAAAACCAGTTTGTCAAAAATGTGAAGAACAAAAGAAGAAAGGATATTTGTGGTGTTATGATTGTTATAAAAAATCATAAAATTGAAAAAATGATTTAGACATTTCTTTTTAGATATATATAGTATAGATAATGCCATCAACCGAAGCCCAAAAACGTGCTACTAAAATGTGGAGACTTAGAAACCGTGAATTGTATAACGAAAAACAAAATGACTATGTAGCCAGAAATAGAAACCGAGTTAATGAATTGACTGCACAAAGACAAAAAAAATATTATTACGCAAAATATTTGTCTCCTTCTTACGAGTGGGCAGTAAAAGAATTATTCAGAATGAAAATATGAAAAATTGAATTTTTTATTGTTTTATTTTTAAAGAACTTAAAAATAAAATCTTTTTAGTATATATAAAATGTTTAGCCAAAACTCCAAAAAATTCTCTTTTACCCTTGAACGCTCCGATTTTGAAAAATCCATATTTTGTGGTGTCCCCTCTTACGAAGTTGTTAATCCCGAAATGTGCAATGGTTTTATCGTCAACAAAATGGGAATTAAATTCCATAAAACAGGTAAATTTAAAAATATGCCCTACAAGAACGAGCAGGAATTGTTTATGAATTATCAAAAAAATTATATTCCAGGCACTGATAAAGTCAAAGTTGAGTATATTATGGCTCGTCACAAATGGGGGCGTGTGCAACCTATAGGCTCATTGTCGCTGTCTCTTTTCCATCGTCCTACAAGGCATTCTTTATGCATTGACAATTATGTTGATTACGATATGGTAAATTGTCAACCATCTGTCATAAATCAAGTTTGTTTGCAACACGGAATCACAAATAAACAATGTATGGCTTATTGTGAAGACCCGAAAAGATGGAGGCATACAATCGCAGAGCAACACCATTTAAAACCGATGTTTAATAAAGATACTGGCGTGACTGTTTCACCATACGAGCAGGCCAAGAAATTATTTATTTCGCTTGCTTTCGGCGGTTCATATGCGGTTTGGCAAAAAGACTATAATGCACAGGGTGGCGATATTAGTGAGGTTATTGAAATGGAAAAAGAATTGTCAGGAGTAATGGATTTGATATATAAAAGAAATGTTGATATGATTGATGATGTTTCAAATGAAACATGGAAAAAGAAAAGTATTCAAGCTAAGAAGCGTTCTATTATGGGGTTGTGGGCGCAATCTGTCGAGCGTATAATACAAGAGATTTGTGTGGTAAAGATATGCAGTGAATTTGATTTTAAGTTAGATGCCATTGTTCCGTGCCAAGATGGGTTTATGATTTTAAAGAGTGAGGTTAAACCTAATATGAATATTTTGGAGGTTATGCAAAACCAGATTGCAGAGGTGTTTGGCTTTGATATTAAGTGGGAAGTCAAAGCATTTGATGAGCCTCTTGAGTGTGGTGTTCCATTAGTTCCTATTATTGCTGAGGTTAATGAGGACTTTTCATTCAAAACTGTTTCCAGAAAATTTGAGAAAACTCATTGCAAGATTACAAATATTGGTATGTTTGTCAAAACCGAAGATACTGGTGATATTGTTATGACTAAAACTCATTTGATTACTTCTTATGAGCATATGACCTATGAAGATATTGTTAAAGGAGAAAAACAACATTTGAATTTTATTTCGAAGTGGCTTCATAATAATCCGTTTATGAGAATTAAGCGTGAAATTAAAATTATTCCCCCCGACCTTAAAGCTCCTGATGATATTTATAATGCGTGGCGTGATTTTAAGATGGTTTCTGTTAAAACATATACTCCAAAGCCTGAGGCGGTTAAGTTAATATGCGATCATATTAAAATTCTTTGCAACCATGACGAGTATTGTTATGATTATTTTATTAAATGGATTGCCTGTCTTATTCAGTTTCCATCAATAAAATTATCAATGCCTGTTTTCGTATCACGGGAAGGAGGTGGTAAGGGTTCGTTATTGCGGTTCTTCAGTGTTGTTCTCGGTGCATCAAAGATTTTGCAAACTCAAGAACCCAGTAAGGAAGTGTGGGGTGAATTCAATTCATTAATGTTGAACTCATATTTAGTTTGTCTTGATGAGATATCAAAAAAAGAGATGGCTGGTTGTGAGGGTAAGATTAAAGGGTTGATTACTGAGCCTACTATTCGTATTAATGATAAGGGCAAATCCAGATTTGAGGTTGAGTCATATCATAAATTTATTGCATTCTCTAATCCTGACGCTTACGGCAATGAACCTATGAATACCACTGATGGTGACAGGCGAAAGTGGTTTGTGCAATGCAGCGATGAGTTGGTTAAGAATAAACCTTATTTTGATAAATTTTATAAAACCCTGGATGATGTTGATTCTATGAAAACCGTTTTTGAGTTTTTCAATACACTTGCAGATGCAAAAGGTGTTTTATCAATGGACTTACCAGTCACTGCATACAATCAAAATTTAAAAGATATGGCGGTTCCACCATTAATGCTATTTATGACTGATTTTATGACAACCAATACTGCTACTACCATTACAACTACTGAGTTGTTTGGCCGATTAAAAGAATGGTCTTCAAAAACCCATATTCGATATGAATGCAATAGTTTACAGTTTGCATGTAGATTAGCCAATTTGAAAATTGCAGGAATGGAAAAATCGGGTAGTATTGGTGAGATGCGTTTAAAAGGTTGGACTTTTGATATCCAAAAATGTAAGGAAGCATTAGGTATTATTCATGGGTGCCTTATTAAAGTGGAGGAGGAGGAGGAGTAATGCAACCCGCTCGGCAACCCGCTCAACCCGCTCGGCAACCCGCTCATTCTTGTTTTTACTGTTTTGTTGTTTTCCTTACTGTTTATGCAGTCATTCTTATATTTTATAATAGATAATATATAAAAAGAGCGGGTGAGCGGGTTGAGCGGGTTAAAAGAGGTTTTCACATAAAAAATCAAAAAAAAGGGGATGATGGGTCATCATCATATATTAATGGTTTCTTATAGCGGAGTTGGAAAATAACCCGACCAACCCGCTCACCCGCTTTTTATAAAAGTATTAATTAAACATAATAAAAACTCACACCATAAATGCTACAAATCTTTTTTTTTCTATTCAAATGCAGTTTTTTTACAAATGAGCGGGTTGAATTCTGAGCGGGTTGAATCTGAGCGGGTTGATTTACAAGGGGTCTTCTATACTGCTTAATTAATGCAACTGAAAGCCACTATACCCTTTCTTCAAAATTGAATTACTGCTGGAATATGCAGCCATTCAATTAACGATTTCATAAATAACAAACCCAGTAAGGAGCAGGAGACCCCCTACACCGATGGAGAGTAGGATACCCCTAAAGCGTTTCTCCTCCTCGTTGGTTATAGCGAACATACTTACACTCCGCTCGATGCGTTCGGGTTGCACCTCTAAAGGTTCTCTACATTCAATGTCATTGACAGGTTCTTTAATAGTATCCATTCGTATAGTATTAAAATATATATTTAATCGGCAAAATAACAAACTGCCTGTGGCTTTGATGGTTTCACCTCAGGTACAGAAACTTTAAAACCGGACCGTGAATTCTGCTGTGTTTTGGTTTCACGGGCTTTCGGTTTTGGTGGCGGAGCCTCTTCCTCGGATTCGGACTCCTCATAAATGATGGTCTTCTTCTTTGGCTTCTTCCTCTTCTTTACAATGACTACCTCCTCCTCGGACTCGGATTCCTCCTGATAAATGACTTTAGGTTCCTTCTTCTTTGGAGGAGGCACCGGAGGTGCTTCGCTTACTGCAACCGCTTTCACCTTCTTCTTAACTGGCTGGGGTTCAGGTTCAGAAGCCTCCGACTCTTCGCTCTCGGAAACGACCTTTGGCGGAGCCGAACTATTCAGATGTTCGACGACTGCTTTCTTAATGGCCTTCTGAGTGGTGGTCTTCATTTTTTCATCACGGGCTAAAAGCATTTTCTTAGTGGCCTCCTGTTGTGCCTCACTGCGTGGTTTTTTCTGCTTTGGTTTGGTAAGGACTGCATCATCATTTAGGGGTTCGTCTGACATTATATAATAGGGAAACATAAAAAATGTCTAAAGCTTAATTAAATCTCTCATATGGATATATATGTCCCCGATATTGTAGAGGGGGTTGCAAGAAGGAACGGAGGGATAATCCTCTACATAGGTTCGGGAGGCAGTGGAAAGACGAGCCACCTCTTAACCCAAATGAAAACGGTTTACAAAAAGAAGTTCCACCACATCTGGTATTTCTGCCCATCGTCGTCCTTCCTAAGTGTAGAGAAACACCCATTTGAAAAGCACGATAAGGTGCATCACGAATTGACAACGGAAGCATTAGATGATATCCGAGAGGAACTCACAAAAATCAAAGAGGAGAGGGAAGAAGATGATATGCCGGAATACTCACTGGTTATCATAGACGATTTTGCAAACAATTTGAAAGATAAACATCTGCTTGCCAAACTAAATTCAATGCTAATCAAAGCGAGGCATTTGAATTGTTGTTTCCTTTTTACCGTGCAGTCATATCTGTATTACCCAAAGATCTTGAGGAAGCAACTGACTTGGGTCAGCATCTTTAGTGGTGTGAGAAATAAAGAGGAATGGAATACAATTACAAAAGAACTCTTAAAAATGTCGGAGCAAGATGCCAAAACCCTCTATGATTATGTATTTGATAAACCGTATCAACATATGGATTTAGACTTATTTGAGGAGAAGTTCTATAAGAACGGAAACCATCTTGAAATAACTGAAAACTAAACCTCCCTATAATATAAATGGAGCATATCGAAAGTATTCAAATATATTTAAATTCCAGATACGCCAATGAGACGGTAAACGACAACACTGCAAATTGTATTTACTACCTACCTATGATTGATGTGCCAGATGGCCATCATATCTATCTGTCCTTACAAAACGCTAATATCCCCTACAGTTTCTACAGCATCAGTGCTATTGACAACACCTTCAGCTGGGGGCTTGTAGGTGGGCCTATAAACACATATTATGTAGCACCCGGAAATTACAATATAACACAGTTTATAGATGTTATCAAAAGTAAAATTCTTATCACTCATTCTACAAGCAACTTTATAATATATGCGGCGACAATAAACCACGTTCTGGGGTTCTCTAAAACGACCAATACCACTTCGGCGGCCAATTTACTATACGGGAGAGACTGTGTAAATCTCAATCAAATCCGTGCTATCAATGTAGAGATAAATTTCCCTACATACAATGTAAATGTAGCGGCCCCCTATGAGAACAACATATTAGCAACAATCCCAGTGTATGTGGCACCTTTTAGCGTAATCACATACCAGAACGCCAATAACTTTAGAACAAATTTGTATGTGAATAAATTGGACCAGATACAGATACGGTTGTTGTCGAACGATGGAAACTTAATTGACCTGAATGGGATAAATTACCAAATGACTTTGCAATTGGATTGCATAAAATTTACATAAGGCCGCCCTTATAAAATGTTTGTATATGGTATAATGATTGGCTATAAACAACCTTTAGGAAAACAGATGCTGGGCTTCAAGATGCCCTTAGGAAAAATGAGACTTGGCTCAAAAATCCCTCTATTAGAAAGGCCGGCGGCCAGACAAGTTGCAGAAGCTTTGCAAAAGAAAATATCGGCGGGTCTTGAGAGAAATGTCCTGAAACGATAAACGCAAAACATTTAGACAATTTAAATGCTTTGAATCCAAAAAAAAAGTCGGACTACAATATATAAATGATACCTGCAAACCTCAAATATCAGTCCAAGGTTGAGTCCGCTCCGGCTCGTAGATTTTTAACCCAGATCCAGCCCCAAGGCTCCACCTCCTTTGGAATGGGTGAGACCATCACCATCAACATTCCCACAAGAGCCAACACTGCTCTCATTCCCTCCGAGTCCTATTTGAAAGGCACTTTAAGTCTTTCTTGTTCGACTGCCAACGCCACCGCTGCAACTTTCGAGTCAGCGGGTGTTCATGGTTTTATCCAGAGAATTAGAGTTTTCCACGGGTCCAATTTACTTGAAGATATTGA